CTCTGACTCTGGAGTCTCGGAATCACATCGACTGCACTTAACAGTAGCTTCTAAATCTAATGCCAATTCTTTAACTTCCAATGCTCATAAGCTTTACATGGTGTGGAGTATCTGTGCTCTATGTAGGACAAGCCCCATCGTACCTGTGAGTACCCGTCTTGGTCTTTAAGCCACTCACTCTTACCCTGAGGAATACCATAATGAGATCCATTAGCAGCTTTAGGATTCCATGCACTCTCTTTACCATAGAGCTTAGTAAGACATGAATACTGCTTATAGTCATAATGTAATAGATGTAATGCATACTCTTTGTAAGTAACGAATTGCATTGGTTTAGATCCACCTGCTTCAGGCATGAAGCATAGAGCTATCCCAATAGCTACTAGCACCCCCCGAGCTATCCGCCTAAGCGGCTCGGGTTGAGCCTTTGAGAGGCTCTGCCTAGTGAGCGTACCATTGATGTCAAATCCATTTGTAAAAGTCCTGTTCAGACCGCGTGTCGTTCTCATGATTACCCCCTGTGGATAACTTCTGTGGATAACTATTTGTCCGTACTGTAGAAGCCCTTACCCTTAAATACTGCTGGAGTAGCTGCAATCAGCTTGATCATTGGCTCATTGCAATAGGTGCATGGAATTATTGGTCTATCGTGCCATCCGTGATAGATCTCTTGACTAAGATTGCATCGTGTGCATTTGTAGTCGTAGGCTGGCAAGTTAAACACCTCTTTATCATGTAAGACCCACAAACTGTGCAGCGGTCAATGTCTGCTTCTGTGGGTTCCTTATCTAGGTGACCGTATCTTAATATGAGTAGTGGCAATAGATCCTCTAAACGGATGATGGCGGCATACTCACGCGCATCTTCACCTTGTCCGTTGAGTCTAATAACTCCGAAGCCTAATTCCCCCGAAATGGCTGTCCGAGCTTTCAATTGCTTTATGTATGCAAGCGGTTGAAATCCAGCGCGGGCTTTGACTTCAACATCAAATGGTACATTAACAATATCCTTGCCACTACCCCTTCCCACACATGCGCCTTGCCAGACAGTCGATAGGTACTGTGCGACAACACGCTCTGTGCGGAAACCTCTGTGCTTCCTTGCTTGACTAGCCATTAAATGTTACCAAGATAGATGGAAATGGCGCAGCTGTGATGCTAGTGCCAAACTTTAATCTGCCCTTTATAAACTGCACATCGGCATGAGGATAAACGAACTCATGAAACCATTTAGTGTCAGTCCTTGATGGTAGTAACATCACCACTAAATCATCATGCAAAGCAGCTTTCTTTACCCAGTCGTAAATGCCACGCCCGTAGGGTGGATTGACCCAAGTACGACCAATCCATTGACCCGCTAAACCATCACGCCTAGTTTCGTCTGGATGGTCTAAGCCGAACCACTCATCACATAAGTGATTAGTTAAACTCGCTGCTGCATCCAACTCAAAATCATGAAAGCGGTTAGCTTGCTCCCATAGATATTTAGGTGTTGCCCAGTTGTCTGTGGCTGAAGGTGGCATGTATCCGCTCATAGGTGATGCTTATTCTCACAATTCTTGCAGAAGAATAAGACTGCACCATCATGGATGCGATCATATTCATTGACTTGGACGAACAAATCGCAGTCCGAGCAATTCTCTACGCCACCATATCCGCTAAAGCTGTAGACATGGCGATCAACTGGAGATCTGTAAATCTCATCGAACCTGGACTCGTCTCTATAATCAACCATTGACTGTACTGCATTTCAAGCATTGCCATGAGACCGTGCCATTAACAGCATCCTGAGACAGATCCACCAGATTCTTGATCTGAACTGGTTCATTACATAACTGACATGGCACAAAGGCTGACATTAAATCGACCCATTCACCATTAATCTTAATTCCAATATTACCCATTAAACTCTCGCCTTCTGTGGTTGGAACTTTCCATCCGAACCCAAGTTGTACCATTGGGTCGGGCATCGATGAGCTGATGAGATTGCCGAGTTACAGAAGTAGCCACCCCATGCCTTGCCATTCTTCTCGCCCTCACGCCATTGCATATGTCCATGCTCGCATGATGGTGATTCAGCAGCTTCGCCTGTCCCGATGATTGCAGCAACAGTCTCCATCGCTTTGTCAAGTGTGACAGGCGCATCGACTACCTTGTTATACTCATTGACAGGTGTAGTCCAATAGTCCTGATCATCTGCCTTGACCTCTTGAACAGGGGGCTTAACTGGCTTAGCAGCTACTACCTTGGTCATTTCTTCTCGGCTTGGTCTCTTTCCTTTAGGCGCATAACCTGCATTTGCAAGTGCTCTGCCGATTGCCGAAGTCTCGCAATTCTCCAATGCTGAAGTCTGATTAACGCCTCGGCTAGTAACTGTTTCCTCAGCGTACCCTGTTGCCCATGCAACGCTATCTTCAGCATTCTTAAATAAATACGCCTTAACAATGTATCGAGTAGCCTCGACAACTTCCAACTCAGTTGAAATGCGGAACGCTGGATAGTCCTTAATAAACTTTTCAAGTCTCACCTCTACTGGCTCGTAATCGGTTAAATTAAACATAAAGATCATTTTCCTCTGTAGCTAGTTGCCCTGCGAGTGCGCCATAACTGCAGAGATCGACCCAGTTGTCGATGTGTTGGGCTGATTGATTAGTCCGTGCAAGTTTAACGAGCACCATAATCCCTGCCACCTGATAGTCGTGTATCGGTGTTTGTAGGTATGCTGAGAGCAGCATTGCGGTGTGTTGCAGGTTATCCGCAGGATGACCATACGATAAGCCACGATCACGGATCGTGTCGGTGGCTGTGAGAAGGATTTCATTGGCTTTCATTCCTGCCCCTTGATACTGCGACCACGATGGTAACCATCTCGCACGCCCTTGTCATAGCTTCTACGCTGAACATCAAAGATGGTAATGGCAAAACCTATCAACATTCCAATGATGCAGATCAATAGCAATTTGTCTGTGTTTGACATTATGCAACCACCTTTGCATAATCAAAAGTACGCACCCAGTTCTGAGCAGATTGCAAGCTGCTGTGATAAACCTTTGAGTGCTCATCTGGAATAATAAAACCATGCTTTGCTGTCTGTTCTGCATCTATCTCAGCTGAGAACCATTGACGAGATCCGCAGTTGCTAATCATAAAGCGATCATCGGTAGTCTTATAAGACCATCCGTTAATCTTGTTGAAGTTGATCATCTTTGTACCTATCCGTAGCAACGCCCTCGGTTGCTTACTGAATTAGTGTGACAGAACTGTCCGACTAATCAAGCACATTCTGATAACGAAATGATAACGATTATCTGGCTCGCCCGTAGATCTTTCCAGCCACAATGAATGTGCCGTCTTTCTCGATGTGGATAAGATCAACCTGAACCTTAGCCTTGTTCACATAGATGATGGCGAATGCCTGTTGCCAGTTAGCCACGCCTTTAGTGTAAGCAGCTTGCTTAAAGTCCATCAGATTGCCTACCTCGACACCATGTAGGACACGCCCTATACGACCCCCAGAAGCCTCTGAGAAGGCTGATCTGCCTGCTCTGTGGGTATGACCTGAGATGACATTCTTTCCATGCCTACGAGCCGCCTCTAGGGCTGATAAGCCCCCCTGTGGCTTGATGGGTGTGTGATCTCCGTGGACTGCAATCCAGTTAGGTGCAATAGGCATTGGGTTCTTATGGAAGGTGATGCCTAGTTCATCGAACTTCATAAACTTCTCGAACCGCAGCTCTGGCAATGCCCCGAACGCTGGAACTTTAGCCATGATGATGTTATACAGGCGATCCGTGTGATTGCTACGGATGCAATCTGTAACGCCTAATTCCCACAATAGATCAACAGCTTCATTGCGGTCATCATCTAGGGTCTGTGCATAACTGCCCATTCGACCTTCTTCCCACTTGCTTATCTGGGGTAGGTCAATCTCATCACCAATGGTGACAACTTGATCAGGCTTAAACTTCTTGATGAAACTTGCAAGGTTACGGGTTGCAACCCTGTCATGGTAAGGAACTTGCAAGTCCGAGACTACGACAATTCGCTTAATCGTCATCCTCATCATCTTCATAATCGCCCAGCTTCTCTGGCTCGATTGGGTCTGGCAAGATCCAGCGCGGATAAGAGGGAACATCTGTAATCATGAACAGAGTTACACCCTCGGAGAAACCAGCCTTGCGGAGTGATTTGTAGTACTCATGCAAGCCAATGCAGTAAGCATCGAGTTTTGAGTAGCCCTGATCCTCTAACGCTCTGGTCACTTTTCTTGCCATGATTAAATTATCGCTCTAAGAGTATGTTATAGATCTCATCGACACGCGCATGGAGTCGCTTAATCTCAGCTAGTAAATGAGTAATGACAAAGCCTGACAATCCACCAAGTGTTACTAATGTGGCTATGTAGAGCTGAAAGAAATCTGTCTGGCTCACTTTTTAGGGCTCGCGTATCCGAATACCCCGGACAATACAGCCCAGAGAATTGCGCGGTAGTCGAGGTCAAAGTTGCTAGATGCCCATGCAGCTAAGAATGCTCCAGCAGCAAGGATTGCAGGGTTCTTCATGTTCTTCATTATTCTCCACCTAACATAGATACTTGAAAAAAAGCAC